AACAGCGTATGGGCCAAATGCAGAAAAACCCAAAATACGTACCGAAACCGGTATGGGTTGAATCTCCAAAAATTGAGAATCTGTACAACAATCAACCGATAATTCCTAAGCCTGATAACGACGACCCGCCATTTTAACAATGAAAGCTTTTAAATATACATTAGACCGTTCATCTAAAAAGTTTATGTGTCCGGGTTGCTTGAAAAAGACATTCGTAAAGTTTATTGATATAGATAAAAACTACGCTCCGGAAAAGTTTGGCAGATGTGATAGGGAGGATAGGTGCGGTTACTTCACAAAGCCTGATGATGCTGAAGAATATGTTTTTATTCCAAGAACCATCTATGAAGACAAACCTGCTTCTTTCATTCCCAAGGAAAATGCTATTGCCACATTTAAAGACTATAATCTTAATCCATTAATTCAATTCTTAATTAAAAAGTTTGGGGAGGATAAGGTATTTAAAATATTAAACCAATACCGAATAGGTATTGATGATACGAGCAGCTTCACGAAAGATTGGGTTATCTTCTGGCAATTTGATATCGATAATAACATCCGTTCCGGTAAGATGATTAAATATTGTACATATGGAAAGAGAAGTAAAGAACATTCATCCACCTGGTACCATAAAAAAAGGCATATCCCGAAAGATTTCAACCTAAAACAGTGCTTGTTCGGGGAACACTTACTCAATAAGGTAAATAAACCCATTGCAATAGTTGAGAGCGAAAAAACGGCTATAATCGCGAGTTTATTTATAGATAAGTATTTGTGGTTGGCTTGCGGTGGAAAAAACGAACTGAGACCGTCAAAATTGGCTGTCCTCAAAAATAGGTCAGTAACATTGTTCCCTGATTTGGGTGCTTTTAATTTGTGGTCCGAGAAAGCAAATGATTTTGACTTTAATATATCAAACCATATCGAAAAGATAGCCACTGATGATGACCGGGATAATGGTTTAGATATAGCAGATTTTTTAATGAGATAATTTTATGGTAGATGAATCAAATTGGACTGAGGGTAAAATCCAGCAGACAGCTATTGAGAATTTAAAGAATGCGCATCCCGAACTTTATGGTTGTCTCTACCATGTTCCCAACGGTGGCTTCCGAGATTCTCTCACCGCAAGCATAATGACCGGACAAGGACTTACCAGAGGTATTCAGGACCTTCATTTTATTTGGAGCGGAAATCTTTATCTGATTGAAGTAAAAACCGAACGGGGAGAGGTATCTACTTCACAGAAAGTAGTTCATGCGCAGCACGATAAGCAAGGTTTTAAAACGTATATTTTTAAAACTTCTGAACAGATAATTTACTTCGTGGAATGGGTAATTGCAGGTAAGTCTTTGGATGGTTTTAAGCGCTTCATTTCCCCCTATTCTGACGGTGAAAAGTTGGAATTTTATAGGGAAATGATGAGGGAAGAGAGGATAAAAGAGTTAGCGCAAAAGAACAAAAAACGAAAAACTAATCATCCGTTCATTGTTCGGGCTAAAATATAAAAAGTGCCTTAAAGATAGTTTAAACAGTCTTTTTACCTCTTTTTTTATTTACTTAAAAAGACTAAAAAAACAGGCCTTTAAATGTCATTTAATTATAATAAAGTCCAATTGGAGTTGATGAGCAGTCTTTTTAGGTGTTTTTGGAAAAACAAAAAATTAGTCTTTTTACCATTAATATTTAATACCTAAAAAGACTCCTAAAAAGTGCGTTTAAATAATAATAAACAGTCTTTTTATATAAAAAGACAAATGTAAAAACATAGTCTTTTGTCTTTTTAGGTTATCCGTATATATATAATATACGGTAACTGAAAAGACTCTAAGGTCAAAATACATTTATCATGGAAACATCAATTAGAAAAAACTATAAGAAAAAATACAGAGAAAATAATCCGGAAAAGTATAAGCTTCAAAGACGGAACGAAAAATTAAAATCCAAGTATGGGATTTCTGGAAAGCAGTATGATGACTTGCTAAAGGAGCAGAATGGAAAATGTAGATGTTGTGGCGAAAAATTTAAAGATTCTAAAACGACTCACATTGATTTTTGCACCGAAAGAAAAATAGTTAGGTCATTGCTTTGTGTCAACTGTAATGTGGCATTAGGCTACTTAAAAAACGACCACATCAGAGCTGAAAAATTGTTAGTCTACATTTTGTCCACATGAACTCAAAAATTAAATCTTACTTCGACAACTTAACACCAGGTGCAACAGTCCAATTGGATAAAGCTAAAGACCCGGAGTTATTCAAACAGAGTGCTATGGATTACATCGATTTATACGGTCACAGCATTGGCTTTATTAACAATTATTCTTCAATTACCAAGTACCATAAAATCCCTAAACAGGATGAAATAAATTATTTTTTTAATTATTAGTTCCGATATATCGGAAGTTACGGAACAATTATTATCTTTGTTTAATTAATCAATTCAGGTATGCACAAGGACGTTTTAGTCGGCAGGGTATTCGCTCAAACGAATCCCGAAGAAGCTAGAGTTATAGTTTCTCAGTTTAGACGTATGCACAAAGACCCGAAACATGTACTTTGGGTGTTCAATAAAACTCAGGAATTATTTGCTCACGAGTCCGATAGTTCTAAACGAGATTTATTCGTAGCTGCTGTATATCAAATTTTCCAACCATTATCTTACCTAAGAAGAAAAGAAGATGGTAAAGCTTCCGGAAAGTTACCGATAGGTGTTAGAGAGGAAGTTCAAAAGCTTTTAGGTGTTAATAATCCCGAAACAGTGAACAGCTTAAAATCATATCTGGAATCTTGGATGCTTCCTTATGCAAACGGTGTAGAACGTCCTTTCAAACGTAAAGTAATGCAAATTGTTGAGGCATTCAAGCCATTTTCTATTAACGCTGATGATAGTCAGCATAAATTGTTTGCGTAGGGGATGAGTGAGGAAGCAATAAAACTTACAGCAAAGGAGGAAAACTTTTGCCATGAGTTTATTAAAGATTTTAACGCAACTAAAGCTGCTGAGCGCTCAAAGTATTCTAAAAAATCTGCAAGACAAATTGGTAGCGAGAACTTGTCAAAACCGTACATAAAAAATCGTATCGCTGAGTTGCTTGAAGCGCAAGAAATGCAGGAGGGTGAGATAAAGAAGCGAATCTCTGACATCGCTAAAACCGATATGAGCGATTATATGGTGAAGAAGGTTGTTCCGTATACTCCATACATAAAAGCTTCCCTAGCTGATGTTATTACGGAACGAAGAGCCTATATCGCAAGAGAGGAAGAGTTTTGCTCAAGAATGGGATTTACTGAAAAACAATTTGATGAATTCCAGGAAGGACTTAATGAGGTGAGGTCTCAAATTGTCCGTATGGAAATCGAACTGGAACAAAATCCAAATGCATACCGAATTGTTGAAGGTGAAACTGTTATGCAGGAAATTGCCGAACTTGATTTGGTTAAAATGATTGATGACAAAAACAGAGGGGTTATAAAATCAATAAAGCATACTAAAGATGGCATACAGGCCGAAAGTTATGCGGCTGATGCTGCTCTGACTACGTTAGCTAAATTCAAGGGAATGCTGGTTGAAAAGAGTGAGATTGATTTGAATGGAAAGCTAGACACCGTGGTGAAGATTGGATATGGAGAAAACAACCAAGGAGCTTAAATTTGATTTCAATCCAAAGATGTTCAACAACATCTATTGGCTACTTAAGGATGCATTCAATAATCCATTAATAAGATTTATCTGGTGCTTTGGTGGATCATCTGCGGCAAAAACATACAGCACTGTTCAGCTCATCGTTACCAGTATGATGGAGAACCGCGATGAAAATACAATGGTGTTAAGAAAATACGCTGTTGACATCAAGGATTCAATTTATTCAGATTTTACCGGGATTATAAAAGGTTGGGGACTGACTGATTATTTTATCATTCAACAAAATTATATCCAATGCAAGTTGACAGGCAGCTATGTCCGGTTCCGTGGTTTAGATGATAGCGAAAAAATTAAAGGCTTGGCTAATTTTAAACGGGTTGTTCTTGAGGAGATTAGTCAGTTTGATGAAACCGATTTAAAGCAGATACGTAAGCGTTTGCGTGGTAGAGTAGGCCAACAGATTATCGGTATTTTCAACCCTGTATCAGAGGAGCATTGGATTAAAACCAAAATATTAGACCTTGAGGAATTGATTGAGGTGCCTAGTAATATCGCCCAAATGCAGGTTAATGCAAAAGGCAACCTCGTTGTTTTCCGTACCAATTATCTTGACAATAAATACATCGTTGGTGATTGGGCTGTAAACGACAAGGGTGAATTGGTTCAGGTTGGTGGCTTCGTCGACCAACATACCATTGATGATTTTGAAAAGGATAAAATCAATGATTACGAATATTACCGAATCTATGGCCTTGGATATTGGGGTAAGCTACGTACTGGTGGTGAGTTCTGGAAGAAGTTTAAGGCCTCTGAGCATGTGAACCAGGTGAAATGGGATAAATCGCTGCCAATTTGGTTGTCGTGTGATGAAAATGTTAATCCATATCTTCCGTGGCAAGTTTGGCAGCTAAAAGGCAAACATGCTCAGCAGATCGATGAGATATTTCTCGAAGACCCACGCAACAGGGTAAAAGATGCATGTTTAGAATTTGCTAAAAGATATCCTTTGGGTGAGGTAGCAGGATTGTTTGTTGGTGGTGATAGAACTTCAATAAAAGAAGATACCAAAAAAGAAAAGGGAGAAAATTATTTTACTGATATCATGAAGGAGTTGAAGGATTACCGACCAGTGCTTAAGATTCAGTCAGTTAATCCAAGCGTTGTTCAATCCGGTAACTTTATTAACGAAATATACTCAGGTGGCGATGGCTCCGGTGGAATTACCATTCGTATAAGTGATGTATGTAAAAAATCAATTTACGATTACCAATATACCCAGGAAGCCAGCGATGGGACAATATTTAAGAAAACAAAACCCCATCCTGTTACAAAAGTTCCATACCAGGAGTTTGGACACGCATCAGATTGTAAGCGGTACATCATCACTCATAACTTTGCTGCAGAATACAATGCTTTCTGTGCTAAGAAAAAATCAAGTCTTGGTGTGTTGAATGGGATTAGGTAGGGTAGTATTCATATAAATATTATATCATTGTAAATGCTTTATGTCGATAAATCTTTAGAAGGAGGTCTAATTGAGTTGAGTATTTATCAGGAAACACTTCATTGATTGTGCTAATCCTTTTATCAACATGTTGAGAAATACCCTCTAAGTATGAATCTCCCAAAGAACATTTTTTTATACAAAACTCCGCATTAGCTAAAAAAGTTTCTACCTGAAATTGATTTTCATTCTGGCCAGTTTTTTTTGATATCATTGCCCATCCATTTGCAACCCTGAGCGCCCAGCTAAATGCGTGATTATGATTTCCAATATTTACACTTGCAAAATACATTGACCTGTGAACGTCAATTTTAGTTCTAATTACACTTATATCATATGAATTTAATTTAGCATTTATCGATTCGATTTCGTCATTATAGATTCTTTTGACATTATTCTCTACTGTCTTTTTATGTAATGCTAGTACTCCCGCAACAAACGCCCAACTTACCAAGCCAGCGATAACAATTATTGTACTAAAAGTATATAAATCCTGAGAAATGACATCACTAAAAAATCCTGTCGCTATTCGGGTTTCATTGACAATTTTACTTAAGCTATCCACCTTCATTTGAAGATAATGCTGAGTATTATGCAGTGAATCTAATTGTGTTTGGTAGTGTATTGGTTTGGTTTGCATGAGAGTTTACTAATTTGAAGCATCCAATATAATATAAAATTTTTTAGATTTACATCTCAACCCTCTCACATGGAAACAATAAAAGACTTTTTTAAGGAACTTAAGGACAGGTCGTCAAACCCCCTAATATCATCATTTATAATCTCCTGGTTATTTTGCAATTGGCCGATAACTATTGGTTTATTGTTTTATAAGTTCGAGAATTTGAAGGCTGATGGTTATACTTCCTATAATGATATGATATTTAAAAATCACGATATTGGAAATATGGTTTTATATCCATTGATTATAGCTCTTTCTTATACATTTATTTTTCCGTGGGTAAGAGCAAGTATTAAGCTTTTTCATGCTAAAATTGAGTCAAAAAACGAAACAGATATATTAGAAGCTTCTAAAAGTGGAGCAATACCAATTAAAAAATATATTGAGCAGAGGGACTTGTTAGTTAAAAGCATCGAGCAACTAAAAGAAATTTTTAAATCCGAAGAGGAGATTAAAACTCAAAATATTAGCTTAAATACAGAAAATATTGATTTACAAAGAAGAATTTCAACTTTAGAAAATTCTTTGTCTGAATTAGAGAATAGATACTCTATTATGGATAATACTGCTTCTGATTTTCTACTGCATGGTGATTGGCTTGTCAACATAGAATTTTCCAATAAAGAAAGTGAAGAGCATTTTTGGAATATCTCCGGTGATATTGTTCGTGAAGGAAGGAAGTCATGGATTATTCAAGCATTAACTATAAATCCTTTTGAACGTCTCGTTGCTTTTAATCTAAGAAGCGAGGATGGGGGAATGAACTATTCAGCAATATTTTTGAGGTCGAATGAAAACTATACTGAACTAAGGTCGGTTCCTGGAGATTTTCGTTACAACTCATTTAGAATGAATAAAGTAAAGGAGAAAACTAAAATATTATGAGTATATCAACATCCTTTAATAATCCTAAACAAATACCTAACCATCACCGGTTGGGTATTTTTGTTTAATGGAATTAACCACTTTACAATCCCTTCTTTCTGATCCAAAAAAGCTAATTGAGAAAATTCGTGCAGCAAGGCCTGATGAAGACATAAAATCAATTCAGCCGGAGGACCATGAGGTGATGAGCCCAACCGAGAGGAAGAAGCGTGAGATTAAAGTGGATACTGGTGTGCTTGATGAAAAAGGTGAGCCAGTTATGCGAAGTGATTTTGAGGAAGTCACCCGCATTCCAACAGCCATAGAGAAAAACATTATTGATTGGGCTGCTCAGATGGCTGCAGGTGTTCCGGTTGAGTGCCATGCATTACCGGAAACCACTCAAGAGCAAACACTTTACGATATGGTGAGGCATACGCTAAACCAAAACAAAACTGAATACCTGGATAAAACAGTAATTCGGTTAATGGGTACTTACAAACGTTGTGCAGAAGTATGGTTTACTGAAGATTGTGATGAAACGTATTGGGGTAAGCTTGGAACATTTAAAAAGCGTTTGCGCCTGATGCTTTTATCTCAGGAAACAGGCGATACTTTATTCCTTATCACGAATAACATGGGCGATGCAATTGCATTAACCCGTGAGTATAAAATCAAGGATGAGGAGGATAAGGATGTTGAGATGCTTGATATCTGGATTGAAGGTGCTTACATTACTTATCAAAAAGGTGCTACTGATTGGGTGCAATTATCTAACATTAAACAGTCTTACGGCAAAGCTTCGTTCGTATATTATTCCCAAGACCGTTTAGAGTATGAAGATATCATTCAGAAAAGAAAACGTTTAGAACAATTGGATAGCGACCATGCCGACCAGAACATTGCTACTGGTTCGCCAATATTAGTAGCTAAAGGATTGCTTGGCATGGGTAAGCGCGGGGAAACAGGTAAAACCTTTGAAGTTACTGAGAATGGTGATTTGAAAATGCTTGAAGCTGCTGGTACTCCTGAATCTTTAAAAATGGAGCGGGATAATCTTTTAGCGGGTATCTATTACGACACCAACACACCGCAAATGAGCATTTTCGATGCGCAAGGCATTGGTTCAAATCTTCCAATTATTGGCATTAAAATCCGTTTCCTTCCTGCAACACTCAAAGCCATGAATAAACAGTCGGGCGCTTGGGGAATGGGAGTGCAGCGCAGATATAATTTCCTCAAAGCTGCATGTTGTGTAATAAACACCGGTATTGCCTCTGCTAAAGGTCTGGTTATATCCCCTAAGTTCCAGGTTTATCTTCCATCCAATGAAACTGAAGAATACAACAACATCATCGCTTTAGTTGGTGGTGGACTAATGAGTGTTAGGACAGCTGTTACAAAGCTTGGTTTGGTTGATAATATAGAAGATGAAATAGCAGCCATTGAAGCTGAGGTGGCGAAAAGGGCGGCGTTGGCGCCTAAGCCTAAAGTTGAGGAGGGTGATTAATCTCCATCGAAGTTAGGAGAGTCGCCAAATCTATTTTTATAGTATTCTTCTAAGTATGTTAGCACCTTTTCCCATTTGTCGATATAATCACCAAAGCTTTCAATAGTAAGACTTTCATTTCTTACATCATAATAAACTCTATAAAAGCTCGTGTGCATATGTATTTTTTCTTCTTGAGTTTTTACAACAATCACATTCTCATCGGAACTGGAGAAATAATCTAACTTTATTTCTGAGAATATAATCAACGGCTTCAGAAGATTTGAGAGATCGCGCGGTATCCAAGGGTTTTGGGCTAATTGTGCAACCCGACCCATTTCTTTAAGCGCTCCATCGGTGAATAATACCCTATTTGGCAGGTCATGATGAAACTTCTTTTTATCATCTATATTGTACCAGTTAAGATAAAAATCTGCAGTTGTCAAAATTGAAACATCGTCAGGACGTTTATTTACAATATCTTTTCTATTTAATCTAACAAACTTTAAATGCATCCAGATTAAAGACTGAGTAAGGTTTTCTACTGCATCTACCTCCTTATTGAAGGCAGCTTTTTTCGAATCAAATTTATCATAGATAAAAAATGCGAATAGCATTGTTACTATGGTGCTTGCAGTCGACATAAAAGCCATATAATCTTTGAACGGATCTATTCCAAAAATTAAAGGTATATCAATGATGAAGAGTATTGATAGTGCAATAATCAGAATTACATCTTTTGAGATTTTATATTTCATATGAGGCGTTTGGATAAATATCCAAAAATTCCCCACCAAATCCAACACCTAAAAATCAATATTTAGGGTCATTTAAGACAAAATAAAAATAAATAGTTCCGAAATTGTGGAACCTGTGGAACTTTTATTATATTTGTTTAAGCAAGTCGGAAATATACTTGCTAAACGCCTCGCACTGAAACAAATGCGGGGATTTTTAGGTGAGAGACGTTAATTTAGATAGCCGTGGTTGATTGTGAGAGGTCGCCACGGTTTTTTCGAAAGCTTCACCACCTTATTTTAACAAACTTATTTAAAATATATCCCCCTGTTTTATGGGATGCCGTTTGTAGTCAGGTAGACGCGGCCCAATGCCCCTGAGGTTATCGCTCAGTAACCAATACTGAAGAAGGGTGGCGTAAATAATCGGGACGGCTCGGAAAGACGAGCAAAACGTACGCCCATGTACCAATGGTGGCGACTTGGTCTCCAAAACCGAGTGTGTAAGGTTCGATTCCTTAGGTGTATGCAACTTCAGCTATTAGCATGGTGGATTAGTATCTTATCCGCTCGTTAATTTGGCCTACGATCACGCCCTTGGGTAGAATGACTAGCGATTCCAAAACGTACAAAGTGCAGTACTAAGTTAGGCTTAAACTAAGATTGAAACTGTTTTTATGTAGGTCAGATGGATTTACTCCATAAAGGTACATGAGTGAAACAAAGGCAAGTCAATCGCCACTATGAAGTTTACTATAGGGAAATTAATATAGTAGTGGCACATGGGGCACGGCGTGGTAACCAGACCAGCGCATAGCATCGAAAGCGGGTGCTCCACATGGACTGGACGAGTACATTTAGAAACGATGTATTGATCCCCTAACTAGAGTAAGGGTTATTCGGGTGCCAATAGTCCGCACCAAAGCAAGTCCAATCCTCGCAGGGATTCCATAGAGGGTTGGCAAGACAAAAGCTCAATGAGCAGGTTTAGGTTGGTTTGGCTAGGGAAGTGGTTCTCCCTAGCTTTTTTTAAACCAAAGAAATTATTTGAGAGCTAAAATTTAGACTAAAAATCATCATCAACTGGATTCTTTTCTGCCGAAAGGAAGCCAAAGATTAATACTGAAGCTGAGAGTACGTAAAAAGCGATTGGGGTGATTAGGATAGTGCTCATAGTAATACGGTTTGGTTAGTTCCAAGATTTTAAAGTGGTTCTCTCGGAAAAGTATAAATAGTTAACGCAGCCGAAAGGCATAAAGTATAAAGTAAATGGAAAAGAACATTGATAACAAGGCAAAATTCTTTGCGGCTTATTGGGGAAGTCCAATGGTGCACGTTGGTCATGGCAAGCCAATGAGAGGGTTAGGTAAATCAGCTGTTATGTGTTATGAAAATGCT